AAGCAGAGGCGGCAAAAAAGTTAAAAGAAAGCACGCCTAAACGAAATCAAGTAAATTGATGCCGCATCACGCCTAATCACTCTGTCGCACCCAGGCGGCGGCGATGGCTTCCATTTGTCGCCGCTCTTCCTCGCTGGCGTTCTCCAGCACCGAAATGAAGCGGTCAATAGCCAGCCCCTCCCGTTCGCGCTCATAGGCGTCAACGGCCCGCTCCAGAACCTCCACCAGCATCAAGCCGTCACGTTCGGCAATGCCCTTCACCTTCTCGTGCCATTCCTTCGTGACGCGGGTAGCGAACTGCTGATTACGGCCCGTCGCCTTCAGTGTGCGACCGTCAACTTTGTCGCCATTGGCGATCCCTTTGGGCATTTCGGCTCTCCTTCTCCGTTGCCGGCACCATAGCGCGGTTTTTCTGCGCCGGCAAGATAGCAGCTAGACGTTACTTTCACATTCCGCTAAACTAGTGTCTAGCTTCTATTTTGAGACGAGGTTCATCATGCCCTTTGGGGAAATCTGGCCCGAGCCACAGGCCGATGCTTATCAGCGCACGGCAGATCACAACTGGCACCTGTTGCGCCGTATCGGCGGCGGCATGGTGGGCACCTATCACCGCGCCATCGACGACCAGCAGCGCCTCGCCGGCAAGGCCCGCGAGCGTGGCGACAGGGAAGAGGCACAGCGCCATTTCGATGAGGTTGACCGGCTGTTCAACCAGCTCGAAACATATCTGGCCTATGTCGGGAGCGCCCGTTGACCGCTCGCAGCAAGATCGCCGCTTGGCGGGATGGTTCGGAGGGCTTCTTCCAGTGGCTTGAAGATGTTCAGCCCCGCGTTCCGTCCTCTAAGGGTGGCTATGAGGTCTATATCCCCGGCGACCGCGAGCGGGAAGAAATCCGCCGGGCGCTGGACGGCGATTACCGCACCATCGTCCTGTGCTGGCCTCGCCGGCACGGCAAGACGCTGGCCTCCGCCCTGATCATCTCGTGGCGTTTCCTGACCCGGCGCACCCAGACGATTGCCATGGTGGCGAACAGCGAGAAGCAGACGGTCGATACCGCCTTCAAGCTGGTCCGCACGATCCTCGAACAGACGCCCTACACCGCCGGCATGATCAAGGGCGGCACGATCACCGTCACCGCCGATAAGGTCGAATATCCCGGCCTGGGCAACGTGATCCAGGGCTTCAGCTCGAACCCCGCCGCCCTATATGGCAAGAAGCTGTCTGTTGCCCAGGTTTCCGAACTTCACGCCGCCTCCTCGGACGCCTCCTATCAGGTTCTCGCGTCCAGCACCATCGACACCGACGACGGGCTTGTGCTGGTGGATAGCACCGTCGGCCCCCGGTCCTCGCCGCTGTTCACCCTGCATCAGCTTGCCGAGCGCGGCGACGACCCGACCCTGTTCTTCTCCCATATCAGCTACCGCGACCTTCAGGACGCTTGCGACAAGTCGCCGCGCTGGATCACCCCGGCGGCATTGCGTTCCCGAGCGGCGCAGATGCTCCCGGCGGAATTCACTCAGCAGCACCTCAATCAGTGGACTTCCGGCGTGTCCGCGCTGTTTCCGCCCGAAGTGCTGGAGAAGTGCGCCGACAGCTACCGTCTGGACGTGCCCAGCACCACCGGGGGCGCGGCCTGCATTGTCGGTGCCGGCCTGGATCGTGCCTATGGTTTCTCCATGCACGGCGACGCCACGGTGACGACGGCTATCTTGAAGACGCTGATCGGCGAGGAAGATCATTTCTTCGTCATGGCATCGGACAAGGTGGCTTTCAGCTCTGCCGGCGGCATCAAGAAGGCACTGACCCGCTACGCCAAGGAATTCGGCATGAGCCGCGCCGCCCTGGAAGCCTATAACAGCCAGGACGTGGCGGCGTGGTGCGCGGAACAGAGCTTCGATCATGAAGTGATCCACCCCACGGCGGAGCGACAGGCCAACGCCTTCACGGCGCTTTACAATGCCGCCGCCGAAGGCCGGCTGCACATTCACCCCAGCTTTGAGCGCCTGCTGTCAGAGATGGGCACCTTCGAGTATCGGCTTGTTCCTGGCGGCAATGGGGCCGCTGGTGCGCCGCGCTTCGAGGCGGCGAAGGGTGCCCACGACGACCATGTGTATTCGCTGGCCTGGGCCGTCTATTCCCTCCGCGACGCGGAACTGAACCCCTATGAGCTGAAGGGCATCAATTGCCGTGGTGCCGGCCCGGTGGTGAAGCTCTGCCTGTTGAACGGCGGCGACTTCGTGCCGCCCTGCGCCGACCGTTGCCGGCCCATGCACGAAGCCCAGCGGCTCTACCGGGGATACCGCGAACGCGGGCACCTGACGCCCTTGCCGTTCGATGAGTTTCTGGCGGTCAAGGTCAAGAACGTCGGGGCGCACACGGTGCCCCGTTAGGCCTGAAAGCACCTAAGAAACCGCATTATTATTCTATATGCCGGCTCGTAGGCGGCAAATGCATTGCGGTGAGGCGGGAGTTCACCATGAAGTATCGCGTTTCTCATTGAGTAAATTACTTCAATAATTCCGCAAAATAATTCTTCGTTTGAGCACTTAAATTTTATATCGCCAACAGGTATGATGGACCCGCCAGCCGACAGCAAATTTGTCAGTGGCCTTGGGTTGCATTCTTCGTAAAGTGCAGCAATTTTATTCTGCTGTGCGATGGATAGTATCGCATAGTCATCACTATCCAGCATTTGCTGCAAGTTATATTTCTCCTGTTCAAATCTGAATTTCTCAACTCTAGTCGTTATGTTAACAACTGTGCTGACCCACCTCTTGTTAGAGTTTGTGACAAAATACTCAAAGTTGTTAGCCTGCCTCTTCGGGAGATTGACTCCTTTTTTCAAGCATACAGACTTAAATGATATTTTTTCGGGCATATCGTCGATCAAAATCTCAAGGCTACACTCCTCAAGATAGGTGTGAAGCCTGTAGACAAGATCCGTTAACTCTTTCGCCTTGTCTCTATTGGGAGGTCTTGCGCAAAGCAACGGCATTATTTGTTGTCTAACGACATTTGGCTTACTCTTTACAAAATGAAGCCCCTTGGCGTCATTGCGCGATTCGTTAGATGCTTCGCGAAACCACGCATTAAATGCTGCCCACGACTTCACAAAGGGGCCGATGTAATCGGGTTCCGCATGTTCAGCATGATTCTTCCACAGGCGGGCGGTTTCATGAAGGTTGTTCATCTGCTCATGTCTCAGTTGTAAGCGGCGGTCATAGGCACTCAACCTTCTACCACATTCTGGGTAAGCATCCACCACTGCGCATAACTCGACTTACCTCCTTCGCCCCATGCGCAGCATCATCCCGTTGACGGATATAACATCTAGCTGCTATTATTGTGTCTAGCTGCTAGATGTAAAGGCCGTGCACTTGCGAATGCCCAATTTTCTAAAGTCCGTTGTCCCTGGTCAGGTAAACGCCATTGACCCGGTGCTTGCGTTCGTCAAGGCATCCGAGAAGCGCAAGGCGCGGGCCGATAAGTGGCTTGCATACTATCAGGATCAGCAGTCAGACGAGACGTATCGCCTGATCGCTCTCCGTTGGTCCAAGCCGGAAGCCTTTCGTATCTTCTCGCTCAACGTGGTGAAGAAGGTCATCAACAAGCGGTCGAACCTTTACCGCCTGTCACCGAGCCGCACTTTCGAGAACTGGAGCCAGGAAGCCGGCGAAGCCCTGTATCAGGCTATCAATGCCGATGTCGTGCTGAAGCGGGCGAGTCGGTTTACCAAGCTGCTGAAGACCACGGCCCTACAGGTTGGGTGGCGCGACGCTGGCCCCTCGCTCGCCGTGGTGACGCCGGCCATTCTTGACGTAATTGCCGAAGACCCCGAATTCCCCACCCGCATTATCATCACCCGCCGCGCCCCCATCGAGGCGAACGTGACCTATGCGGACTGGACCCCCGACAGCTTCACCATGCGCGATTATCGAGGCAATCCGGTGCCAATGCCCGGCAATGCCGAGGGCGTGAACCCTTATGGCGTTCTGCCCTTCGTGCCGCTGTTCGACACCCTGCCGGATGATGAATTCTTTCTTCCCGGCGGCGACGACCTGATCGAAGCCCAGGAGGCTATCAACGTCGCCCTATCCAAT